GTGTTGGTGCTGAGAAGTTTGCAGAACATGCATTTAACTTTGCAGACAAACTTGTACGAAAAGCAACTAATGATCGTTGTTTTTGTGTAAGTGCAGAATGTGCAGAACATGGATCTAACTCAGCAATCTATGAAAAAGACAAAGATTTAGGAAGAAAAGATGACAGTTAGAATTATAGCAGGCCCCTGTCAACATGAAAGTATGTACGAAAGTTATGAGATAGCAGTTCATTGTAGACGAGTCTGCGAAGAACTAGGCGTTGATTATATTTTTAAAGCAAGTTTTGATAAAGCAAACAGGAGTAGTAAAGACGGAATTCGAGGCGTTGGCTTTGAACAAACAATGAACGACTTTAAACTACTAAAACAAAAAAACGGCGGTAATATAAAAATATTAACAGATGTACATACTGTTGAGCAAATTGAATTAATCAACTCTGAGTACTCTGACTTAGTAGATGTTTTACAAATTCCAGCATTTTTATGTAGACAAACTGATTTAATAACAGCCGCATGTAACACAGATAAGATTGTTAATATTAAAAAAGGACAGTTCCTTGCACCCTGGGACGTTGAGAGTATCCTTTCTAAAACTACTGGTGCCAAAGAAGTTTGGATAACCGAAAGAGGAACAAGTTTTGGATATAACACTTTGGTGGTTGATTTTACCGGCTTGGATTACATGCTTAATAATTACAACGTGCCTATTATATTGGATGCCACCCACGCAGTACAGAAACCAGGCGGTCTTGGAAGTAGTAGCGGCGGCAACCGCGATTACGTTCCTGGCTTATGTCGTGCAGGTGCTGCTTTGGGGATTAGGAATTTCTTTTTAGAGGTACATCGTGATCCTGATAATGCTCCAAGTGATGGCCCTAATGCATTGCACTTAAAAGACTTTGAAAGTGTAATTAAAAGTATTGTGAAAATTACTGACGCTATAAAAAGTGAATAGCATGACTAAACTAGATAAGTTAAAGTATAGCAAAGAAGAATACCGTCGATTAAAATCTGAACAAAAGGCTAACAAGCTCGCCTTAAAAACTAGCGGTGGAATTGCAGAGAATGTTGTAGTACAAACTCCACAAATTGATCCAGGTCAAATTTATATAATTTGCGTAAAACACGGAATCAAGTACTCTGCAGATTATGTTAATACATTGTATAATATGGTTAGTCGTCATTGTACTTTGCCATTTGAATTTTGTTGCTTAACAGATGATGGAACTGATATTAACCCAAATATAAAAATTATTGCTTTGCCCAAGTTTTTACAAGGGTGGTGGTGTAAACCTTATATCTTTAGTAACTTACCAATTAAAGGAACAGTTTTATACTTGGATTTAGATGTGGTTGTTTCGGATAACATTGATCAGATATTTGATTATTCTCCAAACGATTGGTGTATTATTAGAGATTTTACTAGAGCAATGCGACCAGACTGGAAAAAATATAATAGTTCAGTTATACGTTTTAGAACAGGACAACTTGAAAAGTTATGGCAAGATTATTCTAAAAATTGGAAAGAAGTACAAAATAGATTTTTTGGAGATCAAGATTGGTTATATGATGCATCAACAAACGCCGGGATACCTGCAAAATTGTTTCCTGATAGTTGGATAAGAAGTTGGAAATGGGAAATAAGAAATTCAAGAGAATTTGAACCCGGAAGAACAAAGGGGCATAGAATCTTTAAAAAAATAGAACATGTAGAGCCACCAAAAGATTGTGTTATTACAGTGTTTCACGGAGATCCAAATCCTCATAATTGTCAAGACCCTTGGGTAGTAAACAACTGGAAATAAAATGAAAAACTTAGATGAATTAGAAAATTACTTAGAAGGATGGATAGAAACATTAGACGTCCAAAATTCTATTAATAAAGGTTCAAGATGTCCTTATGCAAAATCTATTTGGACAGACAAAAAAGCAAAGATAGTTAAAGTTCCAGAAATGAATCTGCATAATTTTTGGTCAACAGTTGCAACTGAATGTAATAATTTTGATTACACACACAAAATTGTAATAATTGCTGCAGACACTGATGATAACATAATAAACCAACTACAACTTACAGGTGGTGTTGATGCTCTAAATAGCTTTGTTAGTGTGCAAAATAAAGATCTATGGTTTTTACAATCAATGTTTGAATTATATACTATGGTTTTTATACAACAGCTTACTGAAATAGATGATGCTAGTAAACAATTAGAGAAAACACAGTACTATAAACAAATGCATCCTTACAATTATAATAAGAATATTATTCGTCGTAGAAAGATTAGAGAACAATTAACTTGACTGTTACAATTAAATATGCTATAATATATTTAAATAAAACGTATAGGCACAAACATGATTAAACGTATAGGATTTGCATGCAAGTACATGCACCCGGATCAAACGCAAAAGAAAAAAATACTTGAAGAAATACAGCGTCCACTAAATACAAAGTCAACTACAGTACAGTGGTTGAATAGACAGACTCGTGATGTAGCAGAACAAAGGTTGTGGGACATTATGGTGCATAACATTCAATCGTACTACAACTTGATTGATTATGTAGGAGGATTACCTGATGAACTTAGAATGGTACGACTTGGCAGTGATTGCCTTCCTGTATACACTCACCATCAGTGGTCTTATTATTGGAAACTCCCTGCTGTTATTAGCTATTGCGAACGGGAATTTGCAAGGGTTGGAGAACAAGCTCGTTTGCTGGATGTTCGCCTCTCTATGCATCCTGGGCAATTTACTGTACTTGCTAGTGACAGCCCAGATATTGTTGATAGGAGCATAGAAGAATTTGAGTATCATACGGACATCATTAGGTGGATGGGCTACGGCCGCAAATTTCAAGATTTCAAGTGCAATGTCCACATATCAGGTAGACAAGGTCCAGCCGGTATCAAAGCCGCACTTAAACGCCTCTCACCAGAGGCACGAAACTGTATTACAATCGAAAACGACGAAAACAAATGGGGTATCAAAGACAGTCTTGAGCTTGCAAACGATCTCGCTTTGGTGTTAGATATCCATCATCACTGGTGTAGAGAAGGAGAATATATAAGTGCAACAGACGACCGATTTAAACGTATCATTGATAGTTGGAGGGGTGTTCGGCCTACTATTCATTATAGTGTTAGCAGAGAGGATCTTCTCTCACTACATAGCAAAAGAGTTAGACCAGATTTTCGATCCTTGGAATCACAAGGATACAAAAAAGCGAAACTGAGAGCACATAGTGATCATATGTGGAATAGTAGTGTTAATGATTGGGCATTAACATTCTTAGACTATGCAGATATTATGGTAGAAGCTAAATGTAAAAATTTAGCCAGCATTGATCTATATAAATACTACAAAGGAACAACGAATGAATTATCTAAACAAGATGTACGGAAATCAAAAGAAGACACAAGAGACACCGTCTTCGGATAAAAATCCTAATAGAGTAACAGGTGGATTAAAAGGTCAAGGAGTTGACCACATTTTGATGGTAAGTGAAAACGGACTAGAAAACAAAATCCCAACTCAGAGATACGTACAGAGTTTAGAAGAACAACTTCGCAGTCAACGAGCAGCTATAACAGTAATAAACCGTAAATTAATGCGAGTTGAAACTTCGTTAGGAACTTTACAAGCAAGGAGAATTTCCAATGATTAAAAAATGGATTAATGCTCGTTTAAACGAGCGTACAACAGTAGACGGTGCAGTTCTAATTGGTGCTGGTATCGCGTATCTTATCTTAGGGCAAACAATTGCAAGTCTAATTGCATATGCAGCAATTGCATATGGAGCCTGGACACTTTACAAAAAAGAAACCTAAAGTTTACCAACAGGAATACTACTAGAAGCAGTCATATTCCATTTTTGCTTCTGCTCTACGCCTTTCTTCTGAGCAAATTTCTTACTATTACAGTTCTTACATACGTGAAAGTACGAATTACTTAGACGTTTAGGATCCATACTTCCTCTAGCACGTTGAAATTCTGCATCACAGTTATCACACCTAAATACACATATAGTAACATTGCGTGTATAGGTATGTTCCTTGCCGGTTTTGCTCTTACGGACATGCCGGGTTTCTTGTTGAAATTCTTTAATAAACATAACTATATTTACATAAAGATTATAAAATTAAAATATAAATACAATATAGTAAGGAAATCAAATGACAATTTGTACATTAACAGATACTGCAAAAGCACAGATTGATAGCATATGTCAAGAAACAGACAGCTATGCAGTTAGTCTTAACTTAAAAGGTGGCGGTTGTGCCGGCTTTGAATACGATTGGGCGGCTGTAGCAACAGAAGCTGACCTAGAAGCAAACGATGTAGTTATTGATTCAGATACAGGTAAATTTGTAGTTGGAGCTACAGCGGTAATGTTTATGATAGGTACAGAAATAGATTATGTTAAAGATATAATGGGTGCAACTTTCCAAGTTAACAATCCAAACGCACAATCAGCATGCGGTTGTGGAGTAAGTGTGAATTTTGACGTAGACAAGTTGGCACAGCCAGCAATATAACGGAGTATAATAATGGCAAGACAAGAAGTAAACATTGGTGTAGAAGGTAATGACGGCACCGGCGATAGTATTAGAGAATCGTTTCGTAAAAGTAATGAAAACTTTTCGGAACTATATGCAGTATTTGGCCAAGGCGGCACAATTAATTTTACAGCATTAGCAGATACTCCAGATGAACTTACACCAAATACTATTCCGTTAGTAAACGATGCAGGTACATCAGTACAATTAGCAACACTTGCTTCAAATGCAGCACTAGGTGGCGGCGCATCAGATACTATTGTGTTTAGCTATAATATAGCTGGAAAACTTATAATTTCAACAGCATTTACTGAAATGTCAGACGACTTAACACCTACATTAGGTGGACCAATGTCAGCTAACGGAAGTCCAATAGCAAAAGTAACAGTTTCTGATGCAGCGGCGGCTTTATATGCTTCCAGTCATGGTGATGCTACAGTAACAATTGACGATTTAGTTATTAATAAAGGCTATGCGGACCAACGTTATATTATCAGTGATAGTACAGGAACTACTCCAGTTCGTATTGCGGACGAGCCTGCAACAGTAACACAATATACACTAACAATTAATAGATATTTAAACAATAACTTAGAAGTTCTTAGTCATGGATACGACACTAGTATAAACGGAACAGCTTATAAATTTAATGCTGAAGACGCTGCACCATCAGGACTAACTACAGGCACAACTTATTATATACGTCGAGTTGATGCAAATAACTTTACACTACATACATCTGCAGCTAGTGCTGCAGCGTCAAACTTAGATGTTTCTAATTTAACTAAAGTAGCAGTATCAGGAACTATTGCAGTTACTGATGTTCATACGTTAGTTGATGTTACTTATGATTCTACGTTAGCTGGGAATTTCTTAGATAATGTTGCATTGCCACGTAAGAGTATTGTTCGTCGACAAGGTGACGAAATGACTGGAGAATTGTATCTACATGATCATCCAGGCGAACTTGCAGGCGCAGGTAAACCAAATGGCGACGAAGATATGCAAGCTGCAACAAAATATTATGTTGATAATACAGCTTATTCAAGTTCAACAAACTTATTTGTGAGTACTACTGGCGACGACAGAATGATCAGTGTACCACCTGGTAAGGAAGGTACTGCACTAACATACGCATACAGAACTATTGGCGCAGCTATGGCAAGAGCAGACGAATTAATTAAAGCATCTTCTCCAGCAACAGCAGATACTTCACCTTACAAACAAATAATTACAAAAGATAGCGGTTCTAGTTTTGCAGAGGTTACAGTTGCAGATGTTGTTTCTCCAGTATTTGAACAAACAAGACTTATTATAGAACAAAATAAAAACTTTATTATTAAAGAATTAACAGGATTTTTAAAATTTACATATCCTACTTTTGTTTATGATATTGAGTTATGTGAAAGAGATTCAGGATTAATATTAGATTCTATTGCACTAGATATTAATCGAGGATTAAACGCTAATACATTAACTAGAGCTGCGGCAGAAAGATATTATTCTAGTGCAAGTGCTAGAAAAGCAATCACAACTCAGCTAACACAAACACTAGCGTCTATTTCTTTTAAGAAAGACTTAGTTACTGCATTATTACAACAAGATTTGTATAACGAAAAAACTGTAGCGAGTATTACTATAGCATCTCCAGCAGTAGTTGGAACATCAACTAATCACGGGCTTGCAGATAAAAACCAAGTAACATTTGTAGTTTCCGGCGGCATGACAGAAATTAATAACAAAACTGCATATGTTAAAGTATTAACTGATCAAACATTTGAATTGTTTACTGACGAGGCGTTACTTGTACCATTTAGTACAACTTCAGGATACTCTGCATTTACAACAGGTAAAACTGGCGTAATTTATCAAACAGAAGTAGACCGTTGGACAAATGCAGGCGGAGACGGTGATTCAACAGCAAGGGTAGCAGTTGGTGCAAAATTTGATCTTATTACTAACATTATTACCAATGGAATTAATTCAGGCTCGGATGAAGTGTTTGGTAGTAACTATAAAGTTGTAGTAAACAACGGTTCACTTAACTATGTAGACCAAGGTATTTCAACTAATAATGACTTACTACCAGGAAAAATTATAACAGGGTCATTGTCAGGAGCAGTTGGTAAGATAGTAAGTCTTACTTCAAACGATTCTGGTAATGGAAATAATGACACAATTCAAATACAGTTATTATTGCCTAAAGACTTTGAAGTTGGAGAAAGTATACTTTACGGAAATACTAGTAGAAGTAAACAAATTACTGTTATGATCGAGTCTGGAGTATACGAAGAAGATTATCCTCTCAGGGTGCCAGCAAACGTTTCAGTAAAAGGTGATGATTATAGACGAGTTATTGTTCGCCCTAAAAATCGAGCTTCACAATCAGTATGGGCAAATACATACTTTTACAGAGATACAGAATTTGATGGATTAAGCACAGCAGTTACAGGAACTCCTTTTTATAATCAATCAAATGTAAAACAAGGATACTTTGGTTACCATTATTTGGTAGATGCTGATAGGCCTGTATCAATTGGACCAACTATTACTAACGTAGGTAGTTACACAACTGCCGCAGAAATTATAAGACTTAATAAAGCATTTATTCAAGAAGAAGTAATTTCTTATATTACAGCAAATGCTCCAAATATAACTTATACTGAGTCAGTTTGGCGAACAAGAACTGATTTAATTTTAAATGCAATAGCCAATGACATGGCATTGAATACTAATTACAATGCGATTGAAAGAGGATTGCATTATCAACAAACAGCTCAAGCAATTGCAGTTGGTGCAAATAAAGAAGCTACAATTAGTAGCATTAGATATATTGGTTATTTGGTAAGACAACTATCAAATGTTAAATTGTCTCCAGAAGGTATTGCTAGATTAGATGATTCAATTAATGAAATAATTGATATTATCTCTAACGGTACAACTAACACTGGCACATCTGCAAATACAATAGAATTTGATTATCCTATAACTTCGGCAGGCGTAGACGTTGATGTAGATGCAACAAAAGCAAGAAAGCAATTACAAGCTAACAACTTATTCTTACAAGCAGAAATAGCACAGTGGGTTACTAGTAATCATGCCGGAGCGGCATTAGATAGTACAAGACTTAAATTTGAAATTGGTAGAGCAATTGATGCAACAAGTTATGATATACAGTACGGCGGAAATAGTGCAGTAAGAAAAGTTGCACAGAGCTGGTACAACGGTGCTACTGAACAATGGACTACTGATGCTGCTCAACGAACAGCAGTTACTGGAGCACTTAATTATTTGTCAACTATTGGCGAAGTAGTACTTGTTGATAATATTGTAGCAAACTTGCAATCTGGTGTAGTACAAAATACAACATTAGAAGCAGCGTCAACATCAGAGCAAGCTGAATTTAGTAGCTTACTACAAGTTATGGAAGATGTTGTTACAGCAAATAGTACATCAGGATTACCGAGTGAAACCCTTCCAAGTGTTACTTGGGCTGCATCGCAATTTACTGCTGCAAGAACAGCAATTATTTCAGAGATAGCAACAATACAAAATAGTACAATTACTTTTGTAGATGATAATTTTGTTAACTTTACTTACAATGCAACAAAATGTAGAAGAGATGTTGGCTTAATTGTAGACTCAATACAAAAAGATCTTATTCGAGGAGGTGCAGAGTTTGTTACTGCTGCGGCAGGAGAATATTATTATAATTATATCAGCAGATGGGCATCAGCAGGTTTCTTAGGACAAGAAGCAATTACAAGAGACGCTATTACAAAAGTAGGAGCAGTTGCTAATTTATTAATGGCTGGAACATATGCTTCAGGTAGTATTTTACAAAATCAGGCTGCAGCAGGATATGCTCCTCCAGTACTTACAGGCGGAGCGGGTGAATCAGGAACTGGATCTATAGCAACAAATTTAATTGGTAGAATTACTTACGCATTTAATAATAATTATAATCCTCCAAAACGAAATGATGCTATGGACTTGTTCTTAATGAACGATTCTACTATTATTACTAACGTGTCAGCACAAGGACATGGCGGATTTATGTGTGTACTTGACCCTGAAGGACAAATTTTAACTAAGTCGCCCTATATTTTTGCATGTTCTAGTTTTTCTAAAAGTCAAAACAAAAAGACATTTGCTGGCGGAATGTATATTGATGCATACGTAGCAAACCTTCCTGTTTATATTCCAACAACAATTGATCCAGGAGCAGCGTTAGGTGGCTCCCAAAACGGAAAGGTTAATAACTTTACTCTTTGGATAAGAAGTCTTCCAGGAGAGGGATTATTTTTAAGGGCACCATTATTACCGTGTCCGTTTTATGTAGAAGGTAGAAGATATCAAATTAATGCAATATCTGATTATGATAGTGGCAATGGTTGGTGTAAGATTTACTTAGATGCAGACTCAAACAGCGGAACTGGTTACGATGAAGCACAGTTTAGTGATGGATTATATGCCAAAGATATTTTCCTTCAAACTTCAGGTAATAGATCATTACTAGCACAAAACTTCACACAAATTAACGATTTAGGTTATGGATTAATTTGTAATAACGGTGCTGTGTCGGAACAAGTATCAACATTTACATATTATAACCATGCTGCATTTTATGCATTTAATGGATCAGAAATTAGGGCATTAAACTGTTCTAATGGCTACGGTAACTTTGGATTAGTTGCAGAAGGAAGTGATCCAAACGAAATTCCAGATCAAGTAACATTGCAAGATAAAACAGAACAGCCTGCAAAAATTGTTACTACTACAACTACACCAAATGCAATAAGTGAAACAAGCATTTATATTACTGATGTGCTTGTTCCGCCAATGAATAATTCACATATTACTGTTGCACACGGTGGCGCCACAGGAACACTTAATTACCTTATTAATACAGTGTCTTGTTTGTCAGATATAAGTAATGATGGTAACTACGGTGAATTTGGCGATACTATGGTTACTGGTGTTACAACAGTAAACACTATAGGGGCAGCAGATGCTGCTAGAACAGCTGGAACATACACCAACGTACAAGGTACAGGTGGCTCTGTTAAAGTTATAAGTGGAGCAACTCAAGCTAATCCAGTTGTTGTTACAACAACAGCTGACCATAGACTAAGAGATGGTTCTAAAATTGTAATTGCTAGTGTTAGCGGTATGACAGAATTGAATACTAACACATATTATTCAAAGCGAGTAACTGATACAACTTTCCAACTTTATACAGATGAAGCATTAACTACTACAGTTGACGGCACTGGATTTACTGCATACGTATCTGCAGGTACAGTTACAGGTGGTGGCGCATCATTTAATATTACAATTAACGGTTCCGGTGCAGCAGCAATTGTAATAAACAGACCAGGTGAAAACTATCTTGATTCTCAAACTATTACTGTATTAGATAGCCAACTAGGCAGTGGAGGCGGTGCGTCATTAACTTTTAATGTTGTATCTTTCGCAAGTGCAACTGGCCCAGGATTAATTAATAATATTGTTTATAAACTTGATATAGCTGTTGACTCTGCACAGGCAGCAGATTTCTTTGGAACAATACAAGCAACTATATCAGATAGTACACTAGTAAAAATAAGAAATGTTAAATCTCATATATTTAATGGAATAACTGATCCAGCAACTCTTAATGTTAGACCAAATACAGCTATTAACTTTGATGAAAACGATAATGTAACATACCGTAGTATTGATTTTCAAAATACTGATGCGTACGGAGTTCCAGTAGGAGCAAATAGTATCTATACTACATTAGATACAGAATTTGAAACTTTAAATATTACTACAAATATTCTAAACCTTCAAGGATTTGGTGATGCACAAGGTGCTACAGTAATTGCTATTAACCAATTAACTAACTCATCAGACATAACTAGAATTACTAGAGACCTTGCAGGATTACAGCCAGGCGACGGCGGTTATGCAGGCGGAATGATATTTACACATAATGGTAAAACGCATCAAGTAACAAATTACGAAAGTGATTCAACTGTTGGGTATATTACTATTGCTGATATAGCAGGAACGAACATTAATTCTAGTTATGCAGGAACTGGAATAAACTCTGCATTTTCAACATCAGTTGGCGAACTAATTAAACTAGGGATTGTTGGAGCTTCAACAGCAGAACTAACAGTTTCAATATCGCTTGTTAGAGCAACAGGACACGACTTTACAAATATTGGTACTGGATCATTTAATGATAGTAACTATCCAAATATTATCTTAGGTAAAGCAGAAAATAGTTTAGCTGAATTTTATACATCAGCTTCTTCCTCAACAGCATCACAAGTTTGGGAACGGCGTAAAGGTCGTGTGTTCTTTGTAAGCACTGACCAATACGGATTCTTTAGAGTTGGTAAATTCTTTAGTGTAGACCAAGCAACAGGATTAATTACGTTCTCAGGAGAGATTGGATTATCTAACGCTAACGCACTTGGATTTACTAAAGGTGTTACTATTAATGAATTCTCAGCAGACGAAACAATGGCTGACGAATCTGGTAGTGCAGTTCCAACAGAAAAATCAGTTGTTGCATATTTAAATAGACGACTTGGAGGCACAGTAGGTGGGTCTCAAGTAGCAGCAGCACCGGGAGGTAACAGAATTGGTGCAGGATATGTTCCATTAGATGGTGCATGGCCTATGGAAGGTACCTTACAAATGGGTACTAACTTAGTTACTGGTGTTGCAAATCCTGGAACAGATGGTACAGCAGCTACAAATAAAAACTATGTAGATGCAAGAGTTGGAGAATTCGATACACTTGAAAAACTAAGAAGTGTTGAAATTAATAATCCAGCTAAGGACGATTTGATTGTTGCTACTGGTAGGAAAAGAATTTATATATCGCCACCAAGCGGAGGAACCTGGACAGCTGGCGATACAATACAACTAGTTGGCAATGCTGCAATTAACGGCACAATTATAGATATAGAAACTACAACAGATCAAATACTAGGAACTGTAGGTAATTCATATAGTGTTAGTATTGTTTCGTACACTGCGGTTGCAGGAACTTTTAGTTTAGGAAATTCGTTAACTAACTTAACCGCAACAGCAACAGTATTAACTGAGCCTATGGACGAATTTTCAAATGGCGTTGAAGCTTCTGGTAGTGATATTAATATTACTGCAACAAGAACAGCATCAGAAACAGAAATTGATTTACAAATTGCTGCAGGTGCAATTATAAATGCAGATGTTAATGCAAGTGCAGCAATTGCACAAAGTAAATTATCATTAACATCTGCTGATACATTTGACGAAGATAACGCTACAACAGGTTGGGCAGGTTCAGCTACTAAAGTACAAGCTGATTTAGGACTTGCTAAATTTAGTGATGAGAACTTTGAAACTACAAGTGGGTATGTTAGAATTAAATCAGGTGGTATTGCTGTTACTGAGCTCACAACAATTAGTTCAGGAAGCGTTTTAGGTAGAACAACAGCAGGAATAGGAAACGTTCAAGAAATAACGTTTGCTAATGCACTAGTTGCAGGTGGCGGACTTGTAGATAATGATTTTACAAATACTATTACGTCAACTGATGCAGGATTTCCAGGTGCAGTACTAGTAAAACTATCAAGTGGAAATTACGGAGTTTCTACAGTGTCAACTAGTTCAACTGGTGATACTATAGTACGAAGAAAAACATCAGGAGCAATCCAAGCAAACAGTTTCATAATTGGTGGTACTGATACTTACGAAATCTTATCAGAAAGTTCAGGAACACTTACACTTAAAACACCAGCTCAAGGTACAATACTTACAGCAACAGGTGGAAGTGTAAGTCCTAGTGTAACTTATCCAGTTGTTAATATTCCAGGTAACGTAGACATTGGTGCAACAGGTATTTCTACACAGTCAACATTCCAAGCGGGATCATCTTATACAGCAAATTCGTTTGCAGCTGTAGATTGGACATATACTAATTTTATTGAAGCCAATAGTGAAAGAGATGCAACAGGAACAGGAATTGGTCTTGGTGCAGGAACAGGATTTGCTGGAGCAGCAGCTGATGTTATTCAAGTTATAACAGGTGGAGCTGTGAGAGTACAAGTTGCAGATGCAACTACCACTATAACTAATAATTTTGCAGTAGAAGGTAATACAACATTAGGAAACGGAGCAACTGATACTGTTACTATTACTGGTAGAGTTAATGCCGACATATTACCAAATGCTGATAATACTATTAATTTAGGACAAGCTGGCGGAACACCATTAAAGTTTAACACAATTTATGCTACTACTTTTTCAGGTACGGCTACTACAGCAAGGTATGCTGACTTAGCTGAAAAATACTTAGCAGACGCAGTATACGAGCCAGGAACAGTAGTTGTACTTGGGGGAGCAGAAGAAATCACAATAGCATCTGTTAAAGATGATCATAGAGTAGTTGGAGTTGTTTCAACTAATCCAGCTTACTTAATGAATTCAGAACTTGACGGTAACTATCCTACTGATATAGCACTAACTGGTCGAGTACCTTGTAAGGTGTTTGGTATTATAGAAAAAGGCGATATATTAGTTGCTAGTGCAGTTCCTGGATATGCTGTTGTAAATAATAATCCTAGACCAGGAACTGTAATAGGTAAGTCGTTAGAAAATAAATCCGACAACGGCAAGAATACTATTGAAATTATCGTAGGGAAAGTATAATGGCAAAGCAAATAATTAATACTGGAAAGTCTCAAAACAAAGGAGACGGTGATCCATTACGTACTGCGTTTACAAAAGTAAATGAAAACTTTGATGAACTATACAGTGGCACGTTTACTGACACAACTGACTTTACAACTAGTATAATCCCAAGAACTGACAATGTACTTAATTTAGGATCAAGTACAAAACGATGGTCTGAATTATATGTTAAAGATTTTATTTTTATTAACGGTGTGAGACTAAGTGGAACAGCTTCGGGAGATTTAGTAGTTGGTGGAAACGTTGTATATGCAAAAGACATTGTAGGAAGTGTGTTTGCAGACGATTCAAAATTAATGATGGACGGACTAACAGGTACGCTGTACGGTCCATTAATTGGAGACGTAACAGGTAGTGTGTTTGCAGACAACAGTACACTATTAGTAGACGGTATTGCCGGTACTATACCCGGCTACGTAAGTATTGCATCATTAAAAACAGAAGTTGCAGCAAGTGCAGACTTTGCAGCATTCAAGATTAGGATTGCGAACCTATAATGAGATACGATAAATATATAAAACAGGATGTAACTAATGGCAAATAGATTCCCAATAATAATTGACACCAACGACAATAACCGTCTTAAGGAATTGCCAAATGGTGATAGCTTAGACCTAGCTAACGGTGGAGTTAGAAATGCAACTTTTATAGAAACTGCTCAACTTATATTAGCAGGCACTACCTTAACACCATTTAGTGGGGCATACACAGATTTAACTAGTAAACCTACAATACCATCTGATATAAACGAACTAACTGATACACAGAATTTATTAACTGGAACTGCTTTTTCTACTCTTACTGACACGCCTACTACACTATCGGGCTACGGAATTACAGACGGTTTTAACGGACTGTATTCTAGTTTAACAGGTGCTCCTGCTTTGGCACCAGTAGCAACCGCAGGTACATTTACTAGTCTTACAGGAAAGCCTACAACTACTTCAGGGTATGGAATTACTAACGCATTAACTACTACTTCGTTACTAGCTGAAGTTGCAAACGTTAACGGAGCAGCAACTCCAACAGACGGACAGTTATTAAGTTGGGATAATTCAAATAGTTACTGGACACCTATTACAGCATCAGGTACGGGTACTGTTACTAGTGTTGTAGCAGGAACAGGATTAACTGGTGGAACTATTACAGGTGCAGGGACGTTAGCGGTTGATGTTGGAACTACAGCAAACAAAATTCCGCAACTAGATTCAAGTGCAAGAATGCCATCAGTTGATGGTGTATTAATGTTTAACTTAAATATTACTTCGCTTAACAACTCTGCAGACACAATTATTACTACTCCCAGTAACGGACAAGTTTTAAAATATAATGGATCAAACTGGGTCAATTCTGCAGAAGCAGGTGGTGTTGCATTAACAGACTTATCAATAACTACAGCTAGTAACTCAGGTAGCGGTGCATTATCTTATAATAGTGGAACAGGTGTATTTACGTACACACCACCAGATACAAGTACCTATATTACTGCATCAAGTATTGATACATTAACTAACAAAAGTATTACAAAAGCACAAGTTACTGATTTACTAACTGGTGATTTTAATGTAGGCACAAACAAGATACTATATTCTAATGTTTATGCAACTGAAGCTGATTTACCAACTGCTAGTTCGTATCACGGCATGTTTGCTCATGTACATGCAGAAGGAGCAGGTTACTTTGCACACGGTGGCGTTTGGGTTAAACTTGCAAATGATACAGAAGGTTATACTGACGCTAAAATAGATGTACATTTAAACACAAGTACAGCAACATCTAACCAAGTTTTAAGTTGGACAGGTAGTGATTATGACTGGGTGGCACAAAGCGGTGGCGGCGGCAGTATTGGTAACTTTACGTTTGCTTCTAGTGTTGTCGACACTGATGATTCAAGTGGCATTACTATTACACCGTCAGTTACAATAAGCAGTGACTTAACTGTAGAGAATGACTTAGTTGTAAGTAACAAAATAACAGCAACAGAGTTTGTTAGCTTGTCTGCAGGAACTCCTGAAATCAGATCAGCTACAACTTTAGACTTATACGCAATAGGCGCAGTAAGAATTCAAAATGGAGCGTTAAGATTATTTAATGCAACAACAACAGTTAGAGATACATTGTCGCCAGCAAAAGGTGATGTTGTTTATAACTCAACTGTAAACAGAACACAAGTATATACCGGCGCTTCATGGGTTAACAATGCACTAAGTACAGACATTCCGACAAACACCAATCAGTTAACAAATGGAGCAGAATTTGCTACACTAGCAAGTCCAACATTTACAGGAACTGTTGCTGGTATTAGTGCAGGTATGGTCGGGCTTGGTAATGTTGTAAACGAATCAAAGACTAATATGTTTACTGATCCAACATTTACAGGAACAGTTAGTGGCGTAACAAAACAAATGGTTGGGTTGAGTAATGTAACAAACGAATCTAAAGCAACTATGTTTACTAGTCCAACATTTACAGGAACAATAGCAGGATCATTTGGTGGTACTGTAGAAAACTCTTTTAATATTACAGCAAGCGGATCAAGTGACTACGTGTTTGCAGCAGACTCAAAATTCTTTACTGCAAATGCTAACGATCCTATACTTTATTTAAGAAGAGGTGAAACATATAAGTTTATTGTAAACGCCGTCGGACATCCATTCGAAATTAGAGTATCTAACGGTGGTTCAGCATATAATACTGGTGTAACTAACAATACACAATCAAACGGTACTATAACATTTATAGTGCCAATGACGGCACCTGCTAACTTATATTATCAATGTACTGCTCATACTAGTATGGGTGCAACAATTAACATCGTTTAGGAGACTATGATGTCAGCAAATGGAATATCAACACTAACACTAAAACGTACTAGACAAGACACTAAACTTGCAAAAGCATTAGCCAAGCGAGAAGGTAAAACAGTGGCTGCAAACGGTACAATTAGTGGTAGCACAGATACAGATGCAGTATCATATAGGGCAAGAAACACTCTTACTGTTTCTCAATTACCTACTAGGTATCATGCTTCAAGTAACACAGGTGCATTAACAGATAATGCAAACAGCGGAGGGCTTGTTGTTGGCAGGCCATGGACTGCGTAAATGGCTGAAAAAGAATATATTGTAAGTCTTAACCGCGGTGTTGATTACGATGCATTTAATGCTGAAATGATCGCATCAACTGGTGCTGGTGACATTCCTAACAGAACTGTTGCAGTGGAAAATGCTAGGCCGTTAAGTCAGCGTAATACTCATTACATGTTAGAAGATGCAGAAGCTGCAGCACTACTTGACGATGCTAGAGTATACGGTGTAGAATTAAGACCAGAGGATAGAGACGACATAGAAATTGGATTTAGTGCTCAACAATTTGGTAGCTGGCGCAAAACTTCAGCTGATGCGTCAACTGATCTAAACTGGGGAATGATGCGAGGAATACATCGCGAAGATGTATGGAATCAAGCAACTGAAACTACACTTCCGTTTAATTACAATCTAACAGGCAAAGGTGTTGATGTTGTAATACAAGATAGTGGACTTGATGTAGGACATATTGAATTTACTGATGCTAACGGTGTAAGTAGAGTAAACCAAATTGATTGGTTTGCAGCTAGTGGCGTGTCAGGTACACAGAGTGCAAATCATTATAGAGACTTTGACGGTCATGGTACACACGTTGCAGGAACAGCAGCTGGTCGCACAATGGGCTGGGCAAAAGACGCACAAATTTATTCAGTAAAAATCAATGGCTTAGAAGGTACCGGAGATAGTGGTACAGGTATTGGCATTAGTCAGTGCTTTGACGTTATTAAAGGTTGGCACAATAACAAACCAATAGATCCTGAAACAGGATTTAAAAGACCAACAGTAGTAAACATGAGTTGGGGATATTCTGGTTCTTCTAGTTCTACTCCGGCATCAGGGGTGTATAGGGGTGTTGCCTGGACATACGGTGATGCTGATTATTCAACAGATAATGAAATGTGGGCAACAGCAGGTATTATACCCAAACTTGGTAGTAATAGAAAAATTAATGCGAGAGTAACTAGTGTTGATACTGATGTGCAAGAAATGATAGATGCAGGAATACACATATGTATTGCTTCAGGTAATAGTTACTATTACATAGATAACGCAAACGGACAAGATTATAATAATCGGTTGTCTATAGGCGGCATCACTCGTTACTATCATCGAGGATCAAGTCCATTTGATGAAGAAGCATTCATCGTTGGTAACATTGACATAGACTATCAAAGTAATTTAGAAAACAAAGCAGAAAGTAGTTGTAGTGGTCCGGGCGTAAACATTTATGCACCAGGAACAGAAATTATGAGTGCTAGTTCAACTGATAATCCAAGTGCAACAAATGATATAGCTGCGTCCTATAATAATAGGCAAGCTCATCCACTAGATTCAAATCAGTATATATTTAAAATTAGTGGAACTAGTATGGCATCACCAAATGTTTGCGGGCTATTAGCAACTGTACTAGAGCAGAATAAAGGGCTGACTCCTGCACAAGCACGAGCCTGGATATTTAAAAACTCAACACCTAGCAAGCTATATAACGGTATTGTTGATGATTGGGATGACCAAGACAGCATTCAGCAAATTGGAGATTCAATAAATTATTCATCTGGCTCAGTTAAAACAGTTACTGAGCTTCCACCGTTTACTAAAGAACTAACTGTACGAGGAATAAAACTTTTAGGGCATGGACCATATGATGTGTCTGCTAAAGGTATTAGTGACACGTTTTTAGAAAAAGTTGCACGGACTATACAATTATTACTCGATCCCGAAGCATCAGGTATAGACAAAGAAAAACAAGCTGCGGCTATTGACGGTATGGCTAATGAAAACAACGAAGGCGGATTTGGCATAGGCCCAACAGTTCAACGAATTGGTTACATTAATGGCGGACAGTATGCCCGATCTTTCTTAGACGATGATGCACCTAATAATTATCCGGGATTACAAAATACTGAATTTTCGTATAGAGCAAAAGACTATGTATGGGAATTTCCAGACGATGACGCAAGTGGTTCAGGTATTGCTGACTGGGGCGGATATACCGTTGGTGGACAGGTTACTGAAGTACTAGAACATGTATTACATACTATTAGTCAACATGGATTACATTACGCATATCCAGATGAACTAAACATTACAAGCGGTAACGCCGGCCCAATGATGGCTGCAATGCAAGAAGCTATTACAAATAGTGTATTTGATGTTTCAGGATATAGTGCATTAGACGACGGTTCAAACGAATACTTTGCTGCAATTGCAAGAGAATATCAATACTTGTTATGTTATGCAATGTGGGAATACTATTCAGTATACGTTGACGGAGGAAGTTTATCTCCTGAATGGAATGATAATTCAAGAACACAAGCAGGTGTATTAACAAATAATCCATTAGGGTATGCATTGTTTAATAATTTTATTAGTAAAGTTATATCAAAACCAACTGAGGCTACACTAAATGCTATGTTTGCAGTTAGTGGTGTTTCGGGATATGTTCCTACAGAAAACACGAATAGAATTTTATATACTCCTTTCGCTTCAAAAGATACTTTAACTGTTGGGAACTTTACAGGTACCGGAACAGTTAGTATAGCAAACAAATAAATACATACGTATAAGGAAAAGATAATGATAAGCACAATTGATATAGGACAACTAGCAAATGACGGGACAGGTGACGATCTTAGGACAGCATTTGATAAAGTTAATGATAACTTTGTTGATCTAAATGCAAGATTTCCTAGGGCGGCTAATGGAGAGAATCTTGGACCAAGTGGCGAAGGTATATTTGAAAGTTCTTCTAATTCAACTTTAAGTTTTAAGAAATTAATTGGTGGCGATAATATATCATTAACTTCAAATGTCACCGGAATTACAATTACTGCTCCTGATAGTTTAGATCAGTTAATAGCAGTAAGTAATAGCGGAACGGTTACAGTTGCTAGGGGACAAACAATGTCCATACAAGGAACTAGCGGAATTACTACATCTGTAACAGGACAAAATTTATACATATCTGGCACAACAGGAATAGTTAGTGCAGACGGAGCACCTAGTTTAAGTGCAGGGTTAGATGCAAATAATCAAAATATTGCAAACGCAGGAGTAGTAACATCAACAGGCTTTTACGGACCAATAGAAGGTTTAGTATACGGAATCGATGTTAGAGATTTATCTAATGCGGCTGGAGAAAATTCTTTTGATTTTGGAAATTTAAACAATACATATACAAACATAATAGATTATCTACAAAAAGAAACAGACGTAGAATTTGGTACATTTGTTAATCCCGGAACAGTATCAGCAACAATAGATCTAGGAACAATCGCATCATAGATTACGATAAATACTTAAAAGTTAGGAAGTAACATGGCAGTATTTTGGACACAGTCGTCGGGTCAGACATTACAAACATTAGTTGAGGGTGTATCCTCTACTATAGATCTACCATTAGATTTATCTATAGTATCTGATGATTCAACTCTATACACTGTTACACATATTAGTGGCACACTACCGGCAGGAATGATATTAGTAAATAATACTATAACCGGATCGCCTAGAGAAGTTCCAAGAGATACAGAATACAAATTTGTATTACGAGCAACTTATAATACTGAAATTAGTGATAGAACCTTTATAATAAACGTAACAGGACCAGATTTACCTACATGGAAAACTGATGCAGGACTATTACCTGTTGGAACAAATAATACATTTTTTATATTAGATAATACACCAATTGATTTTCAATTAATAGCAGAAGACTCTGATACAGCAGGAGGCCAGATATTAGAATACTTTTTAGGATCTAACGACGGAGAACTACCACCAGGGATAACATTAACAACTGACGGGAAGTTAGTAGGAATTGTTGATCCAATACTTGCAATTGAAAAAAGATTAGACACTGGCAATTATGATGCAAGTCAATTTGATACAATTGCGTACGATTACGGTGTAAGAAGTTCAAACGGGTTTGATAGTTTCTTTTATGATACTACGATCTATGATCTAAGTATTCCAACCCGTTCTCCAAGAAAACTTAATCGTTATTATGAATTTATAGTTAGTGTAAGCGACGGCGACACTATCTCTAGAAGAACATTTAAGATTTATGTAGTTGGTGATGATTTTGTAAGAGTAGATAATACTATTATGGAAGTAGACACAGGTGTGTTTACTGCTGATAATACACATATTAGAGTTCCATTATGGTTAACACCTAGGAACTTTGGTTATCGACGAGCTAATAATTATGTTACTTTATTTTTAGACACACTAGATACTAATGAGTTGATAGGAGTTGTAACATATATTTTACAAGAAGTAAATGATGATGGCTCTGTTAGTACACTTCCTAAAGGATTATCATTAGACACTACTACTGGCGAAATTGCTGGAAGAGTTCCTTATCAACCTAACGTTACAAAAGAATATAAATTTACAATTAATGCTAGTAGATTTGGTCCAACATCAACAAAACAATATGTTACTTTACGAATATATCAAGATGCTCCTTTTGGATCAAATGTTTTAAAAATAAATAAAAATCAAGACTCGTCATTATTAGTAGGTAAAAATATTGTAATAGATAAAACAGCGTATGCAATTACAAAAATAGACACTACTGTATCAACTGAATATGATATATTGTACATAGGACAAAGTTTTAGTATAAATGTTTTTGAAAATGCACTGCCAAATCAAACAATAATAAAGATTAATAAAATAGGCGCACCGTATTTAGATAATATAGTTAATAAATCAATTACATTTGGAGATTATTCTTATACTATTGCAAGCGTTGATGCTAATGAAAAGGTTTTTAAATGCAAACAAAATCATACGTCAACTACTTTTAATTCTGATTATTCTAGAATTAGATGGGAAGAAGTTAATATTTCTACTACTGGTGTAACTACCTGGAACAGTGAAGCTAATTATAAAGTTGATGATTTAGTAAAATATAATAATACAACGTATGAAAATATAACTCTTACTACTAATATAATCTCAACGATTTATGCTGGGCAAAGATCTCCAATAGAGTTAATTCCGTTATATACTGCAAGAATAGTTAAAGAAGGGGAACTTTTTGACTTTAACTTATATACTGACAATGCTAACGAAGTAGCACAATCAAATAAAACGTTTACTGTTAACTTATTAGGCGAAGTAGATTCTACTATTTTATGGATTACACCAACAACGTTTAAAAGCATTAGTTCTAACTTTATTTCTAATTTAGCAATTGAAGCAACTAGTTCAGTTCCTTCTCCAAACCTTCTTTATACGTTACAAAGCGGTAGTCTTCCACCTGGATTGTCTCTTTTATTAGATGGATCAATTTCTGGAAAAATAAAAACTTTTACAGACACAGGTGCTAGTAATGGTTTAACTCAAATTGATACAGGAACATTTACATTAGACAATAACAAGTCAACAATTGATAGAAAGTTTATATTTGAAGTAGCAGTACAAGATCAATTTAAATATAGTAGAACAATTAAAGAATTTAACATTACTGTTGGTGACCCAGATAATAAAACGTATAGTAACATATATGCTAGACCATTCTTAAAACAAACACAACGATCTATATTTACTACATTTATAAGTAATACTGAAATTTTTAACCCACAGTACATCTATCGTCCAGATGACATAAATTATGGAATTCAAAAAAAGATCAATATGTTAGTGTATTCTGGAATTGAGACTAAGTCTATAAATCATTATGTAGGCGCTGTTGCAAAAAACCATAAACGAAAACAATTTAAATTAGGTAATATAAAAACAGCAGTAGCAAAAACTCCGGGTACAAATAACGTTGTATACGAAGTTGTATATCTTGAGGTAATTGATCCGTATTTGCCAACTACAGGTGAAGTACAAAAAAGTTATAAAATTGATAATAAAGCAAAACTACTAGCAAGTGAATCACAATTTGGCGATGCACCTTCACAATTTGCTTCTTTTGATTTTCAAGGACGAGACTTTGAAGATAGTGCAGCAGGAATAATAAGTGTTACTCCAACTAACGGAGATATATTTGTGTTACAACGAGACGGTACTGACGTTATATCTGGATCATATAATGAGATATTAATAAGATTAAGAGATTTGTCTACAGTAACGTTTCCAATAACGATAAGTTCATATGTTGTAGATCCTGATGCTACAAGTCCGTGGTACTTAGAGTCAGTAAATTCTAACGTAGTTAAAGTTGATAGTAATGCTGTAAGTAGCGACCAAAGAAATGATACAAAAAGATATATCTCAAATATTAAAAATATGCGAGATAATATTTCAGAAGTTGGAACTACTGTTAGAGACTTTTTACCACTATGGATGCGAACAGCACAAGAAGGACAGTTACAAGAATTAGGTTATATTCCAGCTATCCCGTTGTGTTATTGTATGCCAGGGAAAAGTAAAATTATTAAAAATGCTATAGATTTTACATCATTTGATTTTACTCAGCTTAATTTTGATATTGATCGATATGTTATAGACAATACTAAAGGAAATGCTAATGAACAATACTTACTGTTCGCAAATTACCAGTTTAACATTTAAAAGCAATAAATACTATATAAATAAAGGTAGGAGAGAACACAATGGCTAGTGAAATACTTACAGCTGATATAAATGAAATATTTCCAGTAGCAGGACAGGACAACGATAGTCAAGGTTTTAGAGACAACTTTCGACTAGTTAAAACAGGCCTAGCAACAGCTGCAACAGAAATAACTTCGTTACAAACATCATCTGCAAAATTAAATGCAACAAATGACTTTAATGGAAATATAATAAGAGAAGCAAACTTAATTGCTAATAGCGAAGAAGTATATGTTTCTACTGAGATTACAGGAAGTCAAAACGTAAGATTTGTAAACGGTAATCATCAAATTCTTACAGTAGGCGCTGATGTAACATTAACTTTAACTGATTGGCCAGCTACTGGTAAATTAGGTAAAATAAGACTAGCAATAAAAGGCGATGGCACAAATAGATTAGTTACTTTTTCTCCTGGGCCTAACAACGTAATAAAAACAGATTCAATTTGGCGAGCTCTTGTTGATAGTGTAGGCGGAGCTATTCCAAATAACGCATTAATTGTATCCAGTACTACTGATCCTACCTTTGTTGATCTTTGGTCAAGTGATGGTGGGCTAACTGTTTACGGTCAACATTATGGACAGTTCACTGTTTAATCCATTAGTAGATTCTTTTGCTGATTTATCAGTAAACGAATTAGAAGATAAAATAAACGATCTCTCTCGTAAATATTTCATGTCTACTAATCCAGATATTCAGTTTCAAATACAATCAATCTTAGAGATGTACAAATCTGAGGTTGCGTCAAGGCACGCTAAAGAACTTAATAAAGAAAATGGCGATAAAACACTTGACAATCTGATTAATATCAGTTAAACTAAGTATATGCTTATGAAAACAGACAACCTAGGAATACCACGATTTACTAACCGCGACCTTGTCGATATGATCTATTCAGGTCATGTTGATAAATGTCATGTAGTATTGTGTGATCCTAGTGACGACATTGAAAAGTTTAATGTAGCAATGCGTGAGCAATACCTACCTGAACTTACAGAATATATTCCTATTGATGTAGATGAAAAAACATTTGACGGAGCGTTACAGTCCGAATGGTTTATGCCTGACAAGTATAAAGATATGGATATTTCAAAGTATTTGCAAGATAAATGTAAAACCCAAAAAGAACTTGTACGCTACTTCGAAGAGTACGCAGAATTTAATAAACGAGGAATGTTACCATTATTACGATATATGGTTTATCTTGTAGACTATATGCGTGAGAACGATATCGTTTGGGGAGTAGGAAGAGGTAGTAGTGTAGCAAGTTATGTGCTATACTTAATAGGCGTACACAGAATAGATTCAATCCAGTATGACCTGGACTGGACCGAGTTCCTGAGATAAGTATTAATATAACTAATAAGGAGGTATTACAATGCCAATGAAACAAACAGGACGTACAATTTACAAATCAATGCAAGGTAAGCAAATTGATATGGATATGTTACGTCAACGCAATGAATTAACTCAAGCAGTAGGTAATGCAAAAGTTAATGCACGAGGTGACGAAATCGGACCAGGTGGAAAGATTATTAGACGTAAAGAAGATCTATTAAAAGAATACTACGAAAACTCGTCAAGTATGCCTGATGAAATAGCTCTTAAGAAACCTGTGGCTGAGAAAGAAGCAGTTGTTGAAGCTGCTACAACATCAAAAACTAAAAATACTACAACATCAAAGGCTAATATTAACACACCGGCTGAGAAAGATTTAACCGACGATTGGGTTGAAGATGATGCTGGTAATTTTGTTCAAAAAGGTGACTAATGAATAATACAATAAAAGGCCAGTTACGGCCAATCAAAGACAAAGTACTCGTAAGTGACATGTACTTTGGAGATCAGAAAACTAAATCAGGTCTTATTATTAAAGACGACAACGGTACAACTCGAGGAATTTATCCTCGCTGGGGTAAAGTGTATGCTAAAGGTCCTACTAACAAAGAAGATTACAATGTTGGAGATTGGATCTTAATTATGCACGGACGCTGGACTCGAGGAATTAATCTTGAAAATGGAGATTCTGAAAAAGAAGTTCGTATGGTAGAAAACGAAAGTGTATTAGCATTTTCAGATGAAAAACCAAGTGATATTTATATTGGAGCAGAATACTCAGATGGCGCACATGCTACTGTAGATCCTAGCTCTTTCGCCAGCCCAAGTTTCGAGCAATAAAATGAACAAACAAATAGACTTAAACAAATACAAAGAATTTGTAGACGCAGTAACCAGCGACGAAACCAAAGAAAATGGTGCCTTTACTACTCGTTGGGTAAACTTAGTTAATCAACGTGAAGTTGATATGCCACGGCTACTTACGGCCTCAATGGGGCTTGGTGCTGAAGCTGGTGAGTTTACCGAGGTTGTCAAAAAGATTTTATTCCAAGGCAAACCATTAGATGCTGATAATATCTTTCACATGCAACGTGAGCTAGGTGATATCATGTGGTATTGGATGCAGGGTTGTATGGCTTTAAATATTGATCCAAATGAAGTGATTCAAATGAATATTGATAAACTTAAAGCACGTTATCCAGGTG